TCTGCTGCTGTTGTAGTACCGCTATTCGTAACCGAGGCATTTGTACCAGCATTGCCTGTATTAGTACCCACTATTGCTACTGTCGCAGAACCTTCTCCCTGTGGTCCTTGCGCTCCAGCTGCACCTGCTGGTCCTTGAGGTCCAGGAACAGATACGGTTACAACTGAGGTTTCACCATTAACAGTAACGGTGTTTTTTGTAGTGGTTATATTAACAGAAGTCATGTACTTGTATATCCCTCACTTACAAATATAGTACCCTCTAAATAATATTCTTTTTTACCAGACGCATCTATTAGTAAAACATCGTATTTTAAAACATTTAGAGTAAATGTAGCAGTCTGTTCATCTGTTAAAGAAATACTAACTGACCCTGCTGATCTATCTGTATAAGTTGTCGTAAAATCTGCAAATTTTGTAGTGCGTGTTTCTTCCCATACTTCAGCTTCTACCGTAAATCCTGTTAAATCTATTGCATTATTATTGCCGTCTTTAAAAACCAAAGGAATCGAATGATCTGATCTCCTTTGAACTGTGAAATTATACGTTCCAGGTTGAATTGCCATTAGCTACCCTCAAGTACAGCTACTTTAGCTTCTAATGTCTCTATCTTAGCAACTGCTTCCTGTAATGCTTTTGTTAAAACAGAGACTATTGCATCAACTCGTAAAGATTGTAGTTGATTTGTGGCATCTTTTTCACCATCAACTGCACTAGGGATTACTTCTGCAACCTCATTTGCTATAAAACCTACCCTTTGAACACCATCACCTTTATAACTAAAGGCTGTGTTATCCTTAAATTCATAATTAACAGGTCTTAATTGTTTTATCTTGTCAATTCCTATGTCTGTTAGTGTTGTAATATCTTTTTTAACTCTGTAATCAGAAGTAGTAGTTACAGTATATTGACTACTTCCATCAATCCATACTTGCAAGGCCGTACCTGTCCAATAAAAATTATATAAATTATCAGATGTATCTGCTCCAGCAGTGCTACCTTTTTTACTGATAAATCCACGAGGTAAAATATCACCACTAAGACCTACACTAGACCCTAAAGAACCTGTATGACCAGCCCAAATAAGTCCACCATCTGAATTTATTTTCCATCTATCGACAGCAGTTGTTCTTAAAGATATTGAAGCTACATCGCTAGTTTGTATTTGTAAATCTCCAGTTCCTCTATGCACTAACTGAGAAATTGAATTTGCTCCTGTGTCTCCTCTTAAAAGACGTAAGCCATAATCTGTATATGTGGTATCAGCAACAAAGTCTATATAAGAATTTTCATTATTAATATTATTAGTTTGGACTTGGATGTAAGCCTCACCGCTTGCAGGTGCAACAGATAATACCCCTTTTATGTCTGTTCCTGTACTTTTAAATAATGCTGTATTTGTACCACCATTAGAGACTCCTATTTCATTACTAGCACTTCTATAAAAACCTGTACTTGTGCTGTTTGTGAAAGTATATGAAGGACTAGAAGCTGAACCGTTAGGACCAAAAAAATTACCGTTTTCAAGATGTATAAAATCTATTTTATCAGTCGCATTTGATTTATAAAATGACATCTTATTTACTGATGTGTCCGCATACCACATATATTTATATTTCGTAGTTGGTGCACCGCTAGTAAAACCATTATTAATACTTATGGCATCAAATAAATCATTTAAATCAGTTCTTACTGCTGAACCCGAAGCATTATCAACTACAAAATCTGCTGGTTTTCCCATTTTACTTTAAGTTTCTTTTATTATACTACCCTTCACCATATCCGAAAGCACTATATGTAAATGATCTCTGAACAAAGCTAGAGCCGTTTTTAATACTTACTACAAATTGAGTTGAGGTGACACTATCAATAGTAAAGAAATCACCATCAGCCATATTATTTATGTTTATTGAAACAACTGGTTTGAAAATTGTCGTACTGCCACCGACAGCAGAAGTTCCTGTAAAAAACTTTTTATTAAAAGTAACTGTTGTCGCTCCACTGCTAGAACTAGTTAAAACTCCATTTGATACGGCTACGTTGTCAGATGAATTATATTCATAATCAATACTTCTTTCTGTTCTTGGTCTGAATATTATATTCACACCTAATTCTTCTATAAGAACATTTTCATATGAACTTTGATTATTTACTAAAACTTTAAAAGATAAAGTTCTTGCAATCATATCTGTATTTACAAAAGTTTCAAAATATTGGAAAGTGCAGTTTGAAGTCGTAATTGTTTGAGAAGTACCTGATGTAAAAGTAAAAGTATTTGTGGAAATAGAAGTTATGACATACGTTCCATCAACTCCAGCACCAGAAGTTGCATCAAAAATAATAGTATCACCGACTGATCTTCCATGAGTATTACTTGTTATAGTTACAGTCGTTCCAGATTGTGTATATACAGCACTAATATTTGTACTACTTGTAGTGCTTTTAGCAGCCTGAAATACAAGATCAGCACTTTTCTCAGAAACTGTAGAACTTGTTGTAAAAATATCAGGCCAATCATCCATATTATCTGTATAGTCGTCCCACAGAGTCGCCGTGTCAAACCCAGATTTTTTAAAATGTGGTTCGATGTGAAACCTAAAAGCAGCACCTAAATCAATATCATTAGCAGCAAAAGTATAGTTTCCTTCAGTTGGAATACCACTACCACCTCCTCCAGTTACTAAATCAAGAGAAGCAAAAGTAGTCCCATCAGCTAAAGCAAGTGTATCAAAATTAGAAATTGAGTCAAAAGTTACTGCACTAGATAAAACTAATCCACCTAAAGAATTATCTTTTACTAAATTTACTTTTGCTCCTGTAAAATTAGGATTTTCTCTTATTTGTGCAGCAAGTAAATTATCTGATGCAATTGTTCTATTAATAACAACAGAAGTAGACGTTTCAGATTCATTACCAGCAACATCAATAAACTTTAAAAAATACTCTCCACTTTGATAATCATTAATAATAATTTCATTAAAATTACCATCAACTTCTTTTAAAAAATTAGCGTTTTGTGTTGTTGCTGTACCATCTGATGTAAGAGCATATTTAACATTTACTTTCCCACCAAATAAAACATCTAAATCTGTGGATCGGTCAAATCTTAAAATTAAATTATCACCACTTTCTTCTGCTCTTAAATTTGCTACTGGGTTAGGTTTTGCACTTAATCCTTGAGCCTCAAGACTTACAGTTGACACAGAAGTACTTAAGGTAAATATTGCATTAAGTGATCTTACAGAAAAATTATAAGTAGCTGCTTTATTATTTTTTAATATAAACTGATTACTTTTTAGGCTTTCTACCACAGGATCACCACCATCAACGGTATATGCAACTTGATAACTTCTAGCACCATTAACATGAGCAAAATCTAAAACAATTTGACTTTGTGCTCTGCTATTTACTACAACAAGCTGTTCTTCTACTTGTGTTATTTCTGGAGATGATAATTCGTCAAGTAAAGTTGTAGGTTCTAAACCAACACCAAATGAACTTTCAGTGTCTATAAATTCATATTTATTATCGTCATAAATAATTGCTGTGATTGAAAAAACAAAATTATCTTTTTGTTTTATATTTGTAACTCTATATTTTCTATGCTGAACATTACCAGTTTTTACAGCCCAAATCGTTCCAGCTTGCGGTAACGGACTTAAAGCAGAAGATAAAGTTACAGTGCTGCCATTAACAGATTGTATTGTTTTTTCTTGCACTGCTCCATTTTTATCAATTACAGAAAAACTATCGCCAACAATACCAACATTAGTATCTGTACTATCATCAACAACAAGAACAGTAGAACTTGTTACTGTCTTAATTCTTCCGCTAGCTCTAATTCTTTCTTTTGTTCGATCTGCAATCTCTATTATCATAAAAGGTTCCAATATACAGGCTGCCTCTATTCCGCATTCAAATGTAACTATTTCAGTCTCAAAATTAGACGTGTATAAAATTGATCTACCAAATCTAATTGCTTGTTTCCTATCAGTGGTATATAAAGATTGAACATTAGTCTGGTTCAAACCAATACCAGGAGTATCTATTAATTCTTGATTTCTGATAGATATTTGATCCTGTGCCTGTATATCATTATTAAAGTATGCAACATTTATCTGATTAAATTTTTTATCCTTATCAACGCCAGAATAATTAAACAAACCATCAATTACATTGGCATTAGTAAACAAATAAGAAGTAACTGTTTCTGGCTTATCTATTGCAATTTTTAACGATCCATTTCTGTAATATAAAGTCGCTCTCATTAAACCAGCGATTTCTCTGATAATATCAAGTGCTTTTTTTCTGGTTTTAATTACACCATTAAATGAATATCTTGGAGTTGTTTGACCTGTTACAGGAGTGGAACAATAAAGACTAGCTGCAAAAAAAGATGCCTTATCAATTTTTGAATCTGATATAGCTAAACCATAATCTTCAGTTAGAAGTGCATATAAAATCCAAACGGGATCTGAAGTCCAATGTTTAGTAGTTGTTAATTGTGCAAATGAATAATTATTTGGGTATATAACACGACCTGTAGCACTGATGTCAACAGTTGTTCCTGTTGGTATTTTTACTTTAATACCTCTAATAAAATATTTTCTTTGTGGAATATTAGGAAACTGTTCTGCCGAATATCTCAATCCAATATATGCTGTCTTTTTAAATTCAGTTATTGTTGTTATTTGAGGTAATACACCCTGTAAACCTACAAATTTAAATTCAGTAAATCTTCTTTCACCTTCTTCTAATCTATTTACAAGTTTACCCTTTTCTACTGAAAAAGGGCTATTTCCTATATTACTATCAGCCCTAAATTCTACATCATCTCTTAAAACTTCTACTGTAATAGGATAATGCGTATCTCTAGCACTTTGTGTTAAATAAATATCACGAGGAATCTTAATTCTATAATCTTTACTAAATGAACCTATTGAACGACCATCCATTTGAAATGCAAGATCACAAGTTGGAATTATTGAACCATTATTACTTCTAAGTCTTATGCGAATTTGAACAGCGTTATAAAAATTTTCTGCTGAAGCTCTAAATTGACCAAAATTTATACCTAAACCAGGATTGGTAGTTGAAGTTTCTAAATCTAACTGTCCTAATCTAAGCCAATTTAAAGTTACTATTACTGCTCTCGGAGTGCTATTAACATCAATTCCAGCATTTATAGTCCCTGTTTTTTTATTACTTTCTGGATCTTTATTATTTCTAACAGGATCATCCGATACTGTTAAAATACCAGCCCGTCTAAATTCATTAACACCTGTCATTATATCTTGATTTTCTTTACCAACCCTTATAGCTAAAGATGTATTTTGAATATTTTCAATACCAGCAGATGATCTTATGGCTCTGCCATTTAAAAAAATATCTTTTTGTGCAAGCTCTATATATTGTCTTTCATCATCCGATGTAAATTCAGGACTGTTATTAGATGACGGCTCTAAAATACTTTCAGGAATACTAATATTATTTTTTGATGGCGTAGAAAAACCTTCAATTTCTGCTCCATCAGAAACTAAATCTAAAACAGTTACAAATTGAACAGCCTTTAAATTACCATTCGGTAAATTTTCGTCAAGAGCAAAATCAAGGTTGCTTATTTCTCTTGCCATATTTAATTATGGGGAATTATCGGCCACCTCTACTGTATCAGCACCAGCACTGATAACAATAGAACCAACTAAACATTCTCCAAAAACTAAAGGTGAAGCACCACCAGCTTTTGTAGTATTAGCAGTTTGATTACTTAAAAAAGATTCAACTTGTGGATCTGTTCCTGGCATTGTAGGAACTGGTGCCAATAAATTTGCAACAAAAGATAACGCTCCAACGGTTAAAGCAGAGTAAAAAGCTTGTAATGTAGTTAAGGATGTATTAAACCAACCTCCCACTAATGTTATAAAGAAAGCTTGAAAGAAATTACCACTAATCATAGGAATTAATTTAATTTCGCCATCACCTTTAAGAACTATATTTTTAAAAGTAATATCAACATCATTCATCTGTATATTATAAAAAGCTTCTAATAAATGCTCCTGACATTGTGGATAATTAACTTTTAAGTAACTATAAATCTGATCTACATTTGAAACATCAGCTTCAAACTCTTTTACACCACATATTTTTTTTAGAGGACCATATAATTTAATCTTTTTCATCATAATTCTGTCCTCATATAATGCCAATTATCTTCCTGTATAGAATAGATATACCAATCCACCATAAAAATTTTACAATTGCTTTTATCAGCGTCTGAAGGATCTGCACTACCTTCTACATGAGAATGTAAAACTGCCAATACTTCAGCACCACTATCTTCACAAGCAGCGTAATCATTTGGATTTATAGCAAAAGTAATCTCATCCTCTAATTCAGATGCAATATTTTTACAAGGCCAGAAAAAATCAACCCCATCTTTTTGTGCTAACAATCCACAACCTTCTGCTGGTTTGCACTTTAAAAAATGTTTTTTAGCTTCTTCCTTCCAGTTCATTGAAATACAAAACTACCAACAGCAGGAAATCTATCTTTTGTAATTTGTAATTTTGGTAATTGTAAATCTTCAAAATCTATTGTATTAACAAGCTCAAAAGTACATATTTGATTATTTTCTATAACTTTTTTATTTATTAAAAATTCTTGTTGCTCTAATTCTTTTGTAGAATCAGCAGTACCGTAAGTATTTGACCCACCAATAAAATTAGCATCATCCAAGAACTGTGCTAATGTTCTAATTCTTTTTACTTCTGCTCTTGCTAAATCATTAAAACTACTAAATTGATTTACTAATTCAATTAAAGTTGAAAAAGTACCAAGATTATTTGCAAACGTAAGTGTAGGTCTTGCCATGATAGTATTATCACCAGTTTCAAAACCTTCAGCCTTACAAGCTATAGCATTATAAGTTTGATTCTGCCATTGTATATCAGTATTGATTTGATTCGTACCAGCATGAAATTTATATGTAACTACTGTTGGTACATTACTTTGATCATAGTGAATATTTTCTATTAGCTTTAGTTCAAATAGCTCAATAATTGTAAAACCATTTAAACTTTGCAACTGCTCGACTGGTATCGTCATGGCTGAAATACCTCTTCAAATGTTGCTTGTATTCTAGCTCTATTTAAATAAGGTATAGATTTATTCCAGCTTTTACAAATAAAAAGAGATGAAGAACCTTGTCCTGGTGGTGTAAAAGTAAAACTAGCACTATCATCTGCACGAGCGTCAAGAAAGTTTTCTATGGTATCTGCACTTGATACTCCTGTACTATTAAAATTATCAGATTCTGATACTTCAAAAGTTAGTTGATATACTTTTGGGTTTTGATTTAATCCAAAGTTAGCTCTTGAAATATACCCATCACCAAACTGCACTTCAGTTGTTCTTGGTGCGGATCTTTTTTCTACTCCGTAAGTTGGATTTATAGCTGGAAAAGTAAATGTCATTATGCGAGTAATCCTCCGCTACGTTTCTGTTTTACTATTTCTAATTGTATTGCAGTAGCTAAAGCCTCGCCAAATTGCTGACCATCACCTTCACTTTCTACGGACGAACCAGAAGCATCTACATTTACTACAACATTTGTTGTACCGCCAAGTGCATGGTTCGGAGTTACAAAACCAGAACTGGCTGGTGTAAATAATTCTGGTCCACGCTCTCCTACAAGTGAAGGCTTACCCCCTGGAATACGACCACCATTTGCTGCCATCATAATTGGAGATGGAGGTAAAGCACCTCCACCACCGCCACCACCGCCACCACCGCCACTAAATATTCCACCTAATCCACCTAATATCGAACCAAATAATCCTCCTCCTCCTAATGTGCCTTGCATATTTCCAAATAGTGCCATGTTAAATGCAGCATCTATAAGTTTATTCAATACACTGTTGAGCATATCGCCTAATGTTGAAGTTCCACGGATCATGCCTTGTATTCCGTCTGCTATATCTGTAGCTATTGACTGAGCCATTCTGTCAAAAGCTGCTGCTGTCTCTTCCGCTAACTTTTTCTCTTCGGTTAACATTTGTATTTTTTGTAGTTTTCTTCTTAATTCATCTTCATCTTTTATTTCTACCTCTTCCTTCATCTCAGCAATTTGTTTTTCTATTTCAAATTCCTCAGAAGTCATAGTAAAACTACGCTCCAGCATCTCTATCTCTTTATCTAAATTCTTTACCCTAGATTTTTGTATTTTTTCAATCATTTTATTGGCTTCTTTTTCTGCGTTTTTGGTGTTTAAAATAGTTTGCTGTTTAACGATTAAATCATTTACAATTTCTCTAGCTCGTTGTACATCTTGTTCATTTATTTGACCAAATAAACCTGATCCTTTTGTTTGATTTGTAAGGTTTAAAATAAGTTCTTCTCTACGTTGAGGATTTAAACCTCCAAACTGCTCAGTTAATTTTCTTGTTTTTAGTAGTGTTTGCAGTTCTCTTCCTTCTGGAGTATTAGTATTCTGACCCTGTACCTCTGCTTGTTTTAGTAAAGTTGCACGCTCTAGAGTTTGAGTAACAAGTTTTCCTATACCTGAGTTTTGAACAAATAATGCAAATGAAGTTCTCATCAAAGTCATTATCCTTGCAAAATTATTACCTAACTCTGTCATTCCCTGTCCAAACTTAGTTAATGCGTCTACCCCGTTAGAACCTACAAGATTTATCATTTTTTGTCTTGCTGCTTCAAATGCTGACTCCTCATCTCCTAATTTCTTAAGCGTTGCAATTTGTTTTTCAAATTCAGTTCCAGTTACTCCTAATGCTGCTGTAAGTGCTTCTACATTCTTAGTTGCTGGATCGAGTGCCTGTCCTAGTTTTCCAGCCTCTATAGCAAATTGTTGTAGGGGTGTTGCAATAGAGGTAGCTGCTAAACCTCCTGCAAAACCTCCCATCTGACCGCCAAATAATGACCCTAATCCGCCACCAGCAAAACCAGCAGCACCTATTAATGGTCCTTGTCCAAATAACAGAGGGAAAGCACCAGAAATAACTGCACTACTGGCAGCACCAGCAAAACGATTTCCTCCTCCAGTACCAGTTCCTCCTGTATTTCTGTTAGTTCTAGCACCACCTCCGCTACCGCCACGAGGTTTATTTGTTAAATTTATTCTTCTCTTTTCAACTTCTAAAGCCTGTCTATCTACTTTTACTTGATCTTGTTTTCTTTTTAATACTTTTTGCTCTAATGCAAGCCTTTGGCCTGTCATTTTTATTTTATGCTGTTCATTACGCAATACTGTTCTACTTGCTGTTCCACCTTGAGCTAATTTATTTAACTTCGATATACGCTTTTCAAGGTTATTTAGCTGCTTATTAACAGTCCTAGTATTCAGTTTTATATTAACTTCGTAATTAGATGCCACTAATCTCGATAAAACATTACATTTAGTTTAGCGTACCTTACGATATTGAGCTTTCTTTTTCATATCTTCATACGCTTTTTCTTCCCTTTCTCCTTTCAACGTAAAATATGCGTTCCAGGCATATAGTTCCTGTATAGTCATGTTCTTTTGTAAATAACCTAAAGTTATTCCTAAAGTTTCTGCAACAAAAAATTGTAAGTATAAATAGTTGTCCTTATCAAGTTGTGCTTTTTACGGCATCAGGGGTTGCCTCCTCGCCCACCTCTTGCATTTTTGTCATAAGTTCCAGTAGCACAGCTAAAGGTATTTCTCTTCTTAGACTTGCCTTATCTGCTTCAGCAAACAGTTTTTTTCCATCTTGATCTTCAGCTTTATTGATTATTACTTGGAGTGCAAAATCTAAATTACCCTCTTCCTGTCCTTTGTTAGCTCTCATTAGAGTAGCATTTATGGAGTCTCTATCTGCAATAGTTAAAGGTGTCCAATACACCTTTAAAATTAGCTCTCCATTTTTGTAAATAGGATAACTACTCTTTTCATTTATGCTAAATGCTTTTCTTAGCTTGTCGATTGCTCTATCTGTAGGCATACAAAATAAATTAGTATATTCATTTACTATACTACTACTTTATTACCTAAAGCCAACCTTTTTGAACGCTAATGCTATATCTTTGTTGATAAGACCACCTTTCGTATAAATATTGTACCAATTAGGTCCTCCTGTAGATGTTAAGTTAAAATCTCTACCATGCTCCGCATAAGTAACAGGTTCTCCCTTTAAATTAGGTCTTGTTTGTCCTGGTGCATTAATGGCGAAGCCAGCATACTTGGCTCTGTTTCCAATAAATAAATCTTGATTCAATGTTACATTCGGAACTCTAGGATTTTTTATTTGTCTAGCTGTTGGATCGGGTATTAAATAATGTGGAAAGTCTGGTTTTCTTTTCTTAGTTGCCTGTACAGGACTTTTTGAAACTATCCAGTTTTCTCCAAATGTTCCTGTCCACCACGGGCCTTTTTCAATTAGAGAACGAGTTACTGTTTTTGCAACCTCTTTTCTTCCTTTAGTTATTGCCTTGCCTAAATCTTTAGTAAAGTGTTTTTTAAAATCTTTAGGCATTAGCAGTAAAATCGCAGCTTACAACAGATAAATAGTGACTATCTTCTTCTACATTTACAGAAGTTGGTCCTTCAATTTGTAATACTCTTGGACTTACAGAAAATGTATCTGTGTAAGTCGAAGCATTTACAGAAGTAAGACCTGTAATAACTGATTCCGCTATAGCAGATGCAACTGCACTTCCTTTATTTGGTGGTGTCATAATTCCACATCTTATAGATCCAGAATAGTAAGTAACTGCTGCCCCCTGTGTCTGAGTAGTAGATTGTTCAAAATCTAAACTTACCATCACATACTTTTTGTTTTTACCTGGGGTGCTTAATGGCATATTGTCAAAAATTACCGAAACAGTAGGATCTGCGTCTGTTACCGCATCTAGTATTGCGGTTTCAAATGCTGCTCGTGCGTTTACTAAAGTCATTAGAAAATAACATCAACTCTAAATAAATATTCTTGACCTCCTTTTTGAGTAAGAATATTTGTTATCTTACAACCTCTGCTAGATCCAGAAAATGTCAAAGTGATTTCATCTTGCAGTAAAGGCTGATTATCTCCTATCAAATCAGGTGTTATGTACAGTCTTGCCACGTTTTCTTGAAACCCTGTTTCTTCAGTTGACCTAACAAACTCTATAGGAACTTTTATCGTATAGTTCGTATCTACTGTTATGTATTCTCCAGTTGCATTGTTATAACTTGATACCCCTTTTCGTGTGTAAACAATAGTTGTATCTAAAGAATCGCCAAGTTGAGCAACAACCTGTTTCGCAATGTTCTTTAATGCTGTATCTAGTTGTCCTGCCATTAGCCTCTAACCGCCCTTAGTTGGAAAGTTCCTGCTCCACCTAGCATATACGCTCCAAGATAACTTTGTAACCAGGGGTAAACATCTAAAATATTATTTATTGATCCTTTTCCTTGACTGTCAGTATTGTATTTAACTTCAATATCTCCTAGTTTTACTTCAGAAAAATTACCATCTTTACCAGTAGTTCCTGTAATAGCACCAGTATCATTTGCCAGTGCCCTGGCTAGTTCATATTGTGCGTACTTAATATTATTTGGAATAGTTGAACAACTTAACTCAACTCTATCTACTTGATAGTTTGTTCTTGGAAACTTTAATGCCTGATCTTCGTCACATCTATCTCCTTGATATACAAAAGTATCAATCCACCTTGTAGCAGCTATTAATGATCTATTCTTTTGATCGTCAGTTTTATTGTCCCAGGTCGTAGAGTCTGGAACTGTCTCAAAATAACTATTAGCTTCTGTCAATGTGACATAACTATTTGCAGTTTCACTTTTTATAGTTGCATTTATGGTAGCTGCCACGATTGATAAAGTAATTTAGTTTTATTGTAGCGTAAAGAAAAAACCCCACCAATAATTGATGAGGTTTCTGACCACTAATTTAATCTTAACAAAAATTAAGACTTTAAAGCATTAGATAATGGTGTGTTAACAAAGATTTCAACCATAGGAATCTGGTCAATATCATAAGTTACACCCCAGTTAGATCCAGTGCGAAGTGCTGAGTTAGAAGGGTTATCAGCAGCGTTTGTCCACTTAGTACCCATAACGTGATAAGCACTATGGTAGTCAACAGACATAACATCTTGCTTAGATAAGATGTTTCTTTCTGCTTCAATACCTAACTCAGACTGATTACCTTCAAGAATTGTTCCTGATTTCATTAAGTAGCAACGGAACTCTTGACGATTACCAGTAGTTGTTGGATCGTTGATGTTTACCTGAGAGTCGATTACAACTGTGCAACCAGCAAACTGACCGATTGATCTGTCAGTAACACCAACTCCACCACCACCCCAAGTAATACCTGTACCAGTTGATAAGGCAGAAGTTGAGAATGTTAGTAAACCTACTTGGTATAGGTAGTAAGCAACCGCAGGGTGAACTATAAGAAGATCAAGTTCTTCTCCTCTTTCTCCTAAAAGGGAACGAGCTTCTGCAACAGTAGCAGCAGTAAGATAGTTTGCTTCAGCAGTAGCACTAGAACTACCGATTTGCTTCTCAAGACGATGAGCATTAAGAGCAGTATGGAATAAACCAGTAAGAGTTTCAAATAAACGAACAGAGTTCAATTTATTGAT